TGATGGCGTTATCAGGTTCAGCACATTTCTGTTATGCTCATGTGTACAATCATCACTTGGAATTAGCAAGTGAAGACGATCCTGCAACCGCACCTAGAGGACGTGATATCTATTCACACTATGTCAAATCACACTTGGGTCAATCTAAGTTCTTGTTTGAGATGGAGAAAGGTAGATTAAAACGTTTAGGTAAACCTTTTATATCATTTGGTAACAGATGGATTAGAGGTTATATGATGAGTGTTCCTTCACTTGCATTGTTCTTTTATGCAGGTGGTTGGTTAGGAGTTGCTTCATTGGCTCTTGTTTGGGTAATATCAAACTTTGAGTTAGAAGCACTTAACTATCTAGAACACTATGGTTTGGTACGTGTAAAAAGCGAGCCTATAGACTATAGACATTCTTGGGATAACTCAACACTATTCACTTCATGGTTCTTTATAGAAATAGGTCGTCAGGCTGATCATCATGACAGAGGCGAAACACACTTCTGGGAACTAGATGAAGTAGGTGCACCAAACACAGGAGTAGGATACTTCACGTTGTTTGCACTCGCACTAATACCTCCAGTGTTTGATGCTTTCATGAAGAAACATTTAGACAACTGGGACAAAAACTTTGCCTCAGAAGCAGAGATAGAAATAGCTAAGAAATTAGCTTAACCACTTGGGGGCTCACTTTTGGGTGAGTCCCTTTCATTTGTTCATTGTACGTTCATATCGAATATGCTATATATTAATAGTAGAATTAATTCTACTGTGGACCGCGGTCAGAAGACAACCGGCACGTAACCTTTAAACTTTTTTGGAGATTAACGATGGAATGGACTAAACCCGTGATCAAAGAAATTTCTGTTGGCTTAGAAATTAATTCTTATGCCTGTGCAGAAATATAGGTTGACATTATAATAATAATATAGTATATTATAATTTTAATCAGGAGCCAACCCAAGGGAAGGCTCCATTTTTTTTGAAAGGACCAAGGATGCAAAGTACCAAGCAACCTATGGATTGGCATATCCAAGAAGTTCTAACCTGTGAAGTTCTAAGGTTAGATCCAAACAACAAAATGCTTAATAAGTTTTTTGAAATGCAAAACCATCATGGAGCAACCATGAGAAATTTTAAAAAACAATACGACAAACACGGCACATGGAAGGAACCTTTACCTGGGAGTTTATTATAATGAAATTATATAGTTTTGAATTAGTATTATTCGGATGGTTAGCATATAACATATTTGTTGAAATCCATGATTGGGTAGCAGAATCATTTGAAGACAGTGAACAACATTCAGAAGTAGAAGCACCTGAACCAGTAGCAAAACCTTTACACATACAAGCCAATGTTGACTAAATTTATGGTAATCGTATGGTTGGGTTATAATTATGAACAACCAGTGTTAGTTGGGCAAGTGCATGACTGCGATGAAGGAAAAGTAATAGCAAGAGAATTACAACCTAATCACAAAGCCTTTGGTTGCTTTACCAAGGAACATTGGGATAAGAATAAGTTTTTTATTTTACGTTGGTAAATTAAAAGTTAAATTTGTGGAGTTTCCATACCATCAACATATTTTTTGATATGTGAAATGTAATCACCTATGTTGTGATCAGAAAAGTTATCAATCTTACCTTTTTTGATACCTCGCCACATACCTCGTAGTCTGTCTTTAGTCCTTTGCCAACCTGAAGGACTTCTGACATTACCCCATGTGTTTAGATAATGTTCTTCTCCGTGATGTGTATATCCCATTATCCATAACGGTACACGGCATACTATATCATTGTTGTTTACCCATCTATGATGTTTGATGCCAAGGCTTTTAGTGTATCCTGACCAACCAACTCTTGGTGATCCGTATGTGTAAAGTTCTTGTGGGTCTAAGGTATCTAAGTGTAATAAACATCTTGAAGCCATTATAGTTGCCATTGCGGCACCTAGGCTGTGTCCACAAAACCATAAATCTTTTTTCTTATTGACTGTACGAAACAGATCCTCAGTTATTTGTGGCCAAAGTTGATCTACTTCTGCTTTAAATCCTGCATGAACACGTGATACTGTCTCTGCAATAACTGGTAGTGCATTTGCATCAGCGGCGATATCGTTGTACTCTGTAGGTTCTGTACCCCTACAAGCAATTACAATGTCATCTTTATTCATAAATCTATAAGACTGAGCACCTTTTTGATCGTAATATTCTACAGTAGTAAATCCAATTGCTTTGCCTTTTTTAGTTGCTTCTGCTTTGGAAAGGTATGCAATAGCACTCAATTCAGCAAACAGCAATGACTTTTCTTTAAAGTTTAATTTACTGATAGATTTTTTTAATCTAGTGTGCATACACATATTTATTAAATATGCATAAAATATGGAGCGGGTGAGGAGAATCGAACTCCTAGCATCAGCTTGGAAGGCTGAGGTATTACCACTATACGACACCCGCATATTAAGTTGTATGCTACTTATACTACTATATAACAATGTACCTGTCAACCGATTTTGTGAAACTTTTTATTTTGATAACACTAAATACAGTATAAGGGAACAAAGCCATGAGAAAACGTACACGATCAATACTAGAAGAGTTAAACAGCATTCATAGAACTAGCAATAATGATGCTCTTATCCAATCTACTGGTAATAACATTATTGAAAGTGCTATCAATCTGCTTAATAGGGTTACAGAAAGCTATGATCCGGATACCGCACAGGAGATTGAAAGACGTTTTATCAACAGTATTAGAAGCGGAGACCCTCGTAAGTTTAAACGTGGTATAGATAAAATAGTTGAAGCAAGGAAATCAGATGATACTAAATGAGGGTGGTAACGTATTCAAAACAGCAGATGGTGCCGAAGCAACACAGCGAATAAACAAAGCTGATGTAGAGCCTACACTTAAATGGCTGGAAAAAATAACAGGACTTGACCATGTAAATTTTATGCTAGGATCGACTGGCATCAAACCTACATCAGGTGACTTAGACGTTGCAGTTGATAAAGCGACTGTAAACAAAGATGAGCTAGTAGGAAAACTTAAAGCCTGGAAAGATAAGAACGCACCCGACGATGATGATAGAGCCTGGATAGCAAAGACAGGTATTAGTGTACATTTCAAAACACCAATCAATGGAGATCCTAAGAGAGGATTTGTACAAACAGATTTAATGTTTGGTGATCCTAAATTTATGCAGTTTGCCCTACGTGGTGCGGCTGACAGTGAATTCAAAGGACAACATAGAATGATCATGATAGCCAGTATTGCAAAAGCACAAGGTTACAAGTGGTCACCAACAAACGGATTAGTAGATAGAATTACTAACGAACCTGTAACCAAAGATCCAAACGAAGTAGCAAAAACTTTAATGGGTGATAGTGCAAGTGCTGATGATATGAGAAGTGTTGAAACTATCAATGCAAAAATTAAAACAGATCCTAACTATGAGAATCTAGTTAAAGATGCTAAAGACTACTTTGAAAAAGAAGGACTTCAGTTACCGTAATGAAATTTAATGAATTCAATAATATCCTTAGAGAAGGTGCTCGTATAGATCATGCAGAAGATATTATCTTCTGGGAAGGTAGTGCAGGAGCGAAACGTGTTATTGATTCTATTATAGGATTAACAAAAGGAAACACACAATCACTTACAATTAAATGGGACGGCTCTCCAGCAGTTATATTTGGCAGAGATGATAACGGTGACTTTGTGTTTACAGATAAGTCAGGCTTTGTTGCAAAAGGTTATGACGGTAAAAGTAAATCAGCAGATGATATTGAAAAAATGTTATTAAGTAGAGGTAAAGGACAACCTAACGATAGTTATAAAGTTTTCGCAGGTAATATGAAATCAGTATTTCCTGTGTTTGAAAAGGCAATACCAGAAGACCACAGAGGCTACTTCAAAGGCGACTTATTATATTTTAACACACCACAAGAGAGTAACGGTGCATTTACTTTTAAACCAAATATAGTTTCCTATACAGTAAAGACAGACAGTGACATAGGTAAACGTATTTCCGTTAGTAAAGCAGGGGTTGTAATTCATAGAATAGTTGACCCAGAAGGTAGTGAAAAACCATTGACCGATTATGATATATTTCAAGGTAGCCAATTGTTGGTGCTACCTCCAGTCACTGTACAAGAGCCACCACAAGTAGATATGAGTGGTGTTAATAATATCAGTGCAATCGTTACAAAGAATTCATCAGCATTAGATTCATTGCTTGATAAAAACAAATTAAGAGAAATGAAGATGACTGACTTTTCAAATGTGTTATACCAATATGTAAACAGTAAAACAGATTCAGGATTAGACAACTTAGGCAAAGACTTTATGCAGTGGTTACAGAACAGTAATGTTTCTGCACCCAAGAAGGCAAAGATGACTGAGTATGTCAAAACAAACATTAAGGCCTTTAGTGCTTTATGGCAAGTAGTATCAGGTATTATGAAAGTTAAAGATAATATTATTGATCAGCTTGAACAACAACCTGCTGATGTAAAAGCATCAATAGGAAACAAACCAGGTGGTGAAGGTTATGTACTGGCTCACCCAACTGGTGATATTAAATTTGTTAATCGTGCTGGCTTTAGTGCGGCTAACAGAGCAGTACAAAGATAACGGAGATAAACAATGAAAGCAAATGACTTTATAAAAGAAATTGATGCTGTCGACCAAGACGCCATTGATGCTTTAAAGAAACAAATGGATCCGGCTGATGATGACGAAGCTGGAATGGATAAAGGGTTCAAGAAAGAACCTATGATTACGCAATTAGGAAAAGTGTTAGACAGCAGAGGAAACCCTAACCCAATCAAAAAAGTTGTAAGTGACAGTGGTAAGAAGTATGATATTACTCCTGAGAAAGCACAGACTCTTAAGATGATGTTAACTACAGACGCAGTTAAGCCTGATGTTAAAAGAAAGTTTACAACAGACATCCAAAACGATGAAGTACTAGGTATGATGCTTGATGCTAAAGACCAAAAGGAAATGATCGGAATGTTTAAAGCGGCATACATGGGTGATGGCGGAAACAAAGAAAGATCAGCTTATACAAGTTAAGAAGGAATAAGCAAATGGAACTAGAGTTTTTATCAGACCTATACGAAGCAAGAATGACCCGCAACTCGGGTGACACAGCAAAGCTAACCTATAACGATTGCTGTGAAAGATTGTATCTAACTATGTTAGTGCTTGAACTTCTTAGCAAGTATCCAAAGTATATGCCTTATGCAAGAGCTTATGCAAAGAAAACTAAAGACGCAAACTATAAACGTTTTCAAATGCATGGCACAGACTTACATAACTTCATTTACTTTGTGAATGGTGATGACGAAGCCTTAGCAAAACTTAAAGATCCTGATAGTGCTAGAATGGTAGCAAGAAGAACTACACTACCGTTGATGAATATCAACAGATATCTAACAACACTATCAAACGGACAGGTATCAAGATTCGGTGAAACATTTATGAGTATAGAAACTGCACTCAAGATCTCCAATGCAGATTATAAAGCCACTCGTAGATACTTAGGAAACTTTGATAGACTGTCAACAATGGAAAAGAAAAAGGTAGCAACTAGATTAGCTCTTGCTACCAGAGCCAAACTTAGAAGTAGTGATATAATCATCTACATGGAAGAACTATTAGCTGAACGTGACTTAGAAACAAGATCAGTTAAAGACAATGAGCCAACTATTTCAGTAGCTGACATAGGTGTATCAGGACAAGAACTTTCTATGTATAGATTCTTAGTTGGTTCAAAGAATTTAGTAGGTACTAAAAAGTTTTTAGAACTTGCTCGTAGTGGAAACAGTATTCCATCTACCTTTGTAAAACAATACCTACCTGCCATTAAAGTAATAGACGATATAGTAAAAGCAGGGCCAGGATACGTACAAATGCTAAGATCTTTACAAAGTCGAGCTAAAAAACGCCGATAACAAGCAATTTTTCCAAAATCTTATAAATACTAGTAACATATCACACAAGAGAAACGTGTGTATGGTCATTAGAAAATAGGAGAAATAAAATGGCTGGAATATCAAGAGTAAACGGATTCGGCAACTACGTTGTTGGATCATACAGATCAAGTGCTAACATCGGCGCTTATTTATTAACAGTACAAAACGCATCAAACTCTGCACAAGACATCAGAGCAGAAGACGACGCGGCTAACGAAGTTGTTGAGGCTATCATGATGGCTACTAACGCAATTGGATCATCTTTCACAGATTCAACTGCCGGTACAGCAACACTTTTAGTTGACGACACTCAGTGGGACGCGGCTTCTTTACAAGCGGCTATCAGACACTTAGGAACAACTGTTGGACCAAACAACATTGACGTTACTGGTTCAGACGTTGTTGCGGCAACTACATTAACAGCGGCGTAATCCAAAGTTAATTAGTTAGTTACTGAAACTAATAGAAAA